TTATACGGACCACCGTTACCAAATTTCTCTATCCGCTAACGGTGGTCCGTATAACGTTGTAACCGATCAAACCGTCAGTGGCAAATCAAATAGTCAGTTCCAACGCGCCTATGAATTTGACCTTACTGGCACTGGTCCCTGGAGCGTTCGCGTCACACGCATTACGCAGGACAGTAATAGCGCCTATTTGCAAAATAGTATTCAGTGGCAAAGCTACACCGAAATCATTGATGAAAAGTTTGCCTACCCCAATACTGCACTGGTAGGCGTCAAAGTTGATGCACGGCAGTTCAACAGCATCCCAGACGTATCTGTTCGCGTACGCGGCAAGCGCGTCCAGATTCCAACCAACTACAACCCGGTAACGCGCACCTACAGCGGCATCTGGGACGGCACATTTACGACCGCATGGACTGACAACCCTGCTTGGATCTTCCGCGACATTGTTCTAAATCCGCGCTTTGGTTGTGCTCGGTACATGCCGACCATTGCGGTCGATCCTTGGTATCTCTATACCGTCAGCCAGTACTGCGATGAACTGGTATCAGACGGCAACGGCGGATTTGAGCCTCGCTTCACTTGCAACGTCTACCTGCAAAACGCAGGCGGCGTGTATGAAGTACTCAACGCACTGGCGTCATGCTTTCGTGGCTTGGTGTACTACAGCCAAGGCAAGCTGTACCTGACGCAGGATCGCGCTCAGCTTCCGGTTCAGCAGTTCAGCGAAGCCAACGTCATCCAAGAGGTAGACGACAGCGGCAACGTCACCGCTCCATGCTTCACCTACACCGGCACTGCTAAAACCGCACGCAAGTCTGTCGTTCTTGCCAACTGGGACGACCCCAACCAGATCTACTCCAGTGTCACTGAATATCTGCAGGATGATGAGCTGCTGGAGCGCTTCGGCTACAACCCGATTGACCTGCGTCTTGTAGGCGTTACCAGTCGCGGGCAGGCACTACGGGCAGCAAAGCACACACTGTTTAGCAACCGCTACGAGACCGAAAAGGTCAGCTTTCGCATTGGCGCTGAAGGTCTTGCTGCCAGTGTTGGCGAGGTTATCCAGATCGCAGATCCGCTGAAACAAGGGCAGCGGCTAGGTGGTCGCATCGTTTCGATTGATGGCAACAGCATCAAACTCGACGCTGTACTGACGCCCAACCCGGCAATTTCTTACACGCTGACGCTTGTTGTTCCAAACGGCGAAACAACCACGAATCCTGATGGCTCAACATCAGTAGCGCCAAAGCTGAGCGTTCATAATATCCTCAGTTTCTCTCAAGATGAAGCTGCCCCTGAATTTTTTGCCCTTGGAACACAGGATCTTGCAGACTCTCTCATTACGCAAAACGGTGACTTACTTGGCGACAATTTTGTAACCGCTTCGCTGTCTACAACAACTGTTGTAGTTGACGGCCTGCCGGACGCGCAGGCAAATTCACTATGGGTGCTGGAATGGAACAACCTGCAAGCCGCGCTGTATAAAATCATTGCGATCAGCGAAGTCGACCCATTAGTTTTCCAAGTTGAGGCAATCCAGTACAACAACTCAAAATTTGATTACGTTGACAACGATCTGCCAGTAGCCATACCGAAGGATAGGTTCACCTTAAGCTCCCCGCAAACTCCCACCAACTTGACCGCAAAGCTGGTCTTTAGCAACAACCAAACGCAGATAAGCGCAAAGTGGGATGCACCGCAGGTCAATAATGCCGATGACCTATCGGTGCGAAATTATCGCTACCAGTGGCGTGAAGTAAACGCGACGCAGTGGCAGGATATTTCTACAGTCACGGCAACCAACGCAACTGTTAGCCTGCCGGATCATATCTTTGGCAACGCCTACCAATTTCGCATCTCTACAACAGATCGCTTGGGTCGTCAGAGCGCATTTTTAACCGTCAACGTCTCGGCATTTGAAGCGATTCCAGACATTAGCAATCCAGCTTTTAACGCTGTTGTTCGTCACGCAAACCAGCCCGATGGCACGCAGCTTGTTATTGTTGATCCTGGTATATGCCCGATCCCAGAGCGCATCAACGGTTATCGAATCGAGCTACTGCCCGTTAATGTGCCGACCGTCATCCCTGGCGTCAAAGCACCGCAACCTGACGGCTACTACTTCTATGCCGACATTCCGCTAACGGGTTACAAAACTGTTGCGTTCCACGCACCGGGTGATTGGCGTGTACGGGTATCGTTCACATCTGCAATCTTTGGTGAGAATCCTACCGACTACCTGTACCACGACATTGAGCGAGCGGAAATTGTTCCGCCAACACCAAGCAACTTCAGTGTTGTTGAAAACAGCGACCGCAGCGGCAAACGCTTCAGCTGGCAGCTACCGCTAAGCGAATACGGAAGCTGGGACCAAGGCGTTGTGTCCGATATTGTTGGCTACGAAATCCGTTACAAACGCGGCACGCTGGTAAGCGGCGATCCATCCGCCACTTGGGACGCAGGCATTGAACTTGCATCCGGCGGTCTACCGGCGCAACAGCAGTGGTTTGAAACCAGCCTGTTCGATACCGACGAATGGGTGGTGATGGTCAAAGCCGTTGACACCACGCAATGGCGCACTGACGTGCCCGCCTATGTGCTTGTCAACATTGGCGCAGTCCCAATCAGCAATGCAGTCCAATCAATCGACGCAAGCACCAGCGGCACATGGGATGGCAACTATGTGAATTGTGTGGTTAATGCCAGCAACGAGCTGGAACAAATCGACGCCGCACAAGACAGCTACTTCACCTGGAACTTTGACAACAACAATCTCGAAAGCGCTTTACTGCTCACTACCACAACTAACGCCACATATCAGCACAGCCTTACGGCGTTGACTGGTGAGGATGTTGTTTTGGTTCAGGAGGATGATGGGCAGCTGTGGCAAGAAAACGACGATCAAATCTTTGGCGAACAGCGTTACTACGATCCTGGCGAGCTGGCCAATGGTGGAATTTTGCACCCCTACGCGCCATACGAGCGGCTGCTTGGCGACGTGTATCGAGTGCAAACCTTCTTCAAGAGCCCTGATGGTGGCACCACCAAAGGCGTCATCACAGGGCTGACCGGCGCTTTGGATTATCCCGACGTGCTGGAGATGATCAATGACGTGGCAATCAGCAGTAGCTCCAGTGGCACTGCCGTCAACCTGACCAAAACGTTCCGCGCAATCACCAGCGTGCAGGTGACGCTGCAGAACACGTCAGCGATTACGGCAGTTGTACTGTCTAAGACGACTACTGCCATTACAGTGGTATGCAGAGACGGCTCTGGCACCGCCGTGGCAGGCACTGTTGACCTTGTGGTTGTTGGCTACTGATGGCAAACCTCAGAATCTCCCAACTACCAGCCGCAACCACGCTGGCAAGTGCGGACATTGTGCCGTTCAGCAGCATTAGCGCGACAGAAACGAGGAAGATCACGGCGCAGAATCTGGGCTTGGTATTGACCCAGCTTGGTTTGTCCGTTGGATCAACAGCACCATCTTCGCCTTATAACGGGCAGGTCTGGGTTGATACTGCCACCAATCCACCGTTGGTCAAGGTGTGGAACGGTGTGACGTTCACGATCGTCTCGTTCCAGCCCGGCGCGTCGATCATCACCAACCCAAGCGGGACAGCGCCGTCTTCACCGATTTTGGGTCAGCTTTGGCAAGACACCAGCCAGACGCCGGATGAGTTGAAGATGTGGGATGGCGCCAACTGGGTGCGCCCTGATCCTGATGGCATCACGCAAGCGGTTGCCGATGGTCGATACTTAAAGATTGCTACCGCTGCCAGTACCTATTTGGCACTAAGCGGCGGCACCCTGACTGGTAACTTGACGCTTGTCGGCGCGCCGACCACCAACAATATGGCATCCACAAAAAAGTATGTGGATGATCAGATCGCTGCAATTCCAGCTGCTACAGATCTAACGCCTGCTGGCACAGTTATCTACACCGCACGCAGCAGCGCACCACCTGGATACCTGAAGGCAAACGGTGCGGCTGTTAGCCGTACAACCTACGCCACATTGTTTGCGGCGATTGGCACGATCTATGGCGCTGGTAACGGCAGCACGACGTTCAACCTGCCTGACCTGCGTGGTGAGTTTATGCGTGGCTGGGACGATGGACGCGGACTAGATAGCGGTCGTCCGTTTGCCAGCGTCCAGGGGCAGTCGTATCAAAGCCACAGCCACGGCATGGACGCAGCAGGCAACCACAACCACAGCGTCAACGCCAGCTACTACGGAGACGGCGGAGCAGGCACGGCTTACTTTATTGATCCCAATGGCGGATTTAATGCCAATATCGGCTGGGGCACTGGAACTGCAGGCAGCCATATTCACGGTATCCAAGCAAGCGGCGACACCGAAACCCGCCCGAGGAACATCGCCCTGCTTGCCTGCATCAAGACTTGACGGGCATCTATAGACTGACTGTACAGGAGGGCATCAATGGCGAACATCAAGATCACCGACCTGACGGCTTATACGAGCCCGGCAACGACTGATGTTTTGCCTATCGTTGACGTTGGCGCAGACGCCACCAAAAAGATCACCTTCCAATCGCTGCAGCGTTATTACGACAGCGATGCCAGTCACTACGTTGCCTTTAGTGCGCCTGCCACTGTTAGCGCCAACCTGACCTGGACACTGCCCGCCGCTGATGGTACAAGTGGTCAGTTTCTGACAACTGA